AGTTAGAGTGAGATACTGGACATCAGCATCTCTATGTTCTTCGGCATACACCAACTGATAGTGAGCAAAACTGCTTTCAGAAGTGCTAGCGTATTCTACGACACCATCAACAAGGCATAGGTAATTCATTGGTATTCACTCTCATCAAATGTAAAGTATTCATGAATTGCTGACATTACAGCATCCTCAATGGCTTCCTTGATACTTTGTTCGGAAGGGTTTTCTACATGTTTATGGGCACGATGCCATCCCTGTCTAACACCTTCCTCAATAGCAAGATTGAGTATATGATAGATTTTAGGTTTCATTCAAGCACCTCCCAGTGTGCATCAGATTTGTCACCGAAACGATTAGTTCCAGTTCTTGTGCTTACCCAGAAAAAGTATTTGCGGTTTTCTGATGCTAAGAATAACTCACCACCAGTATCCTGCTCTACAATACAAATAGGATTGTTGTCCATAGTATTAGCAAGACGGTTCTTTGCTTTGCTGGACTTTGGTTTGACTGTTACTTTTCTCATTTTGGATCTCAAGTTTCAGTTTGCGAATACCAGTAATAAAGTAAGCATAATCGCGTGATTCAGTGACAGGTTTAGTTTCACCACACACATCACACTTTCCTTCCCATACAGATGAGCATCCTACAGAATACACACCATACTTACTTCCACAATCAGAACATGAAGTATAAGCGTTATTAAGTTTCTTAAGTAGTGCTTTCTTCTCTTTGAGTGTCATCATCAGGTTTTTGTTCGTAAGAGTATCCTACATCATCTAGATCCATTTGGGACGCAAAGTGGTCGCTTTCTAAACTGTCCCGCAATTCTCCCATTACTTCATCGAAAGAGTATGTTTTCTCTTTACCAGTATCAATATCTTCTACAAGTTGATGTAGGTAATCAAGAAACTCTTTGGGATATGTTTCATCCATGTTGATGCTACACCAGAACCATTCATAACACTCTTGGAACGGATCATCTTGTTCTAGTAGAGCATAATCGGCATAGTTTCCACTGATGAGATCACGCCACATCTTAAAATTGTTCCAGATTTCTCTCCATCCAGTCCGAAAACAATGTCCAAAGTAATACTCAATCCAATTCAGTTTCTTTGCCATCAGCAATCATCCATTTTTGCTTCTTCTGGATAATAATTTTGTTCCCAGAAATCATTCCATGCAGCTTGACATTCTGGTGACTTATCATCTTTGTCACACTCAAGTTTAACAGGACGATGACCGCTCAACAGTTCATACAAACCAAGACATTTCTGATAATATTCTTTGTGATAATTGAGTTCCTCTTTAACTACTGTACGAATAGTAGAATAAATCTCATGCGGCGATGCGTCTCCATTGATTGCATCATGCACCCAATTTTCCAGTTGCTCAAGAGAGTATTTTTTGTAATTAAAGTCCATCAGCATTCATCCATTTTAAGATAATCGTCAACTTTTTCATCTGTCTCGATCGAATAATCCCAGTTCCAAGTGCGAGAAAGCACATCAAAATCAATCCCAAATTTATATGCCCAGAATAGAATACCCAGAGTAGTACCACTACCAGAAGTAATCTGAATATAAGGCCAACTAGGACAATCATTCCAACTTACAGAAAATTGAAACAAACTCCAGCGTTTAATATTCATAACTTGAACATAATATTCATGCCCAAAGTCATATCGATGCTTGAATTGAATTAGGTTCATTGTTTTGTAGAGACCTCATAGTCCACTAGTCTACCATACTTAAAGTGAATTTTGCAACGGGGCCAATCTTGCCACTCACCCTCCCAGGTAGAAGGATAAACCTCAATATATTTTGTGATTGGATGCAACTTTACCTTTCCATGATTACCATTAGAAACCCATTTAAAGTTTTTCCATTTACGAGTATCATCATAGTCAGGATCATCCTCATCAACAACTACAAAGTCTGCAGTATGTGAATAATCAACCAAATACAAATATCCAGCAGGATCTAACCAATAGTGTGCCATTGTACCACCAATACCTTCTTCAATATCTTTTGTATGACACTCCACATCGGTAAATTCTTCTCCCAGATCATATGATGATCGGAAATAATCGAACATACCCATGTTTACTTACCTGTAATGCATGATACTGCAATCGCAGTAGACTTAGTTGCCTCTGCCATTTCTCTATATCCAGTTCCAACATAGATCTGCCCACCCACTACAGCGGCAGCCATGATTCCCCAGAAAACATAATACCAACTTGATTTTACTTGATGAGTCATTTTGAGTTCTTGAATAGGTTGTGATAATATACTACGTCTGGATTTTCCAGATCTTTGCATCTTGGGTAAAAGATACCGTCTCGATAGCAACCATCTTTGGAGTCTGGTCTATCATATTTTATCACCGCTGCAGGATAGTCTCTGAAATTGCAGAGTTCGCCGTGGCGATGAAGATAATTATCCAAACACAAACTACCAACAAATGGTACAAGGCCTTGGAGCATATAGAGAGTGTACATCAGCGTTTGATTACAGAAACTGCAGGTTGACCTTTGTGGAAGATGGTATCCACAACCGCTTGCACTTTGCGGGAAGTGCTGATACCTACATTATCATAGACAGGCACACAAACCAACCCAAATGTCTTGGATTTATCACCAAGTCGAATGACACGGCCAATCGTCTGGGAGATACCAATATAGTCCATGTTTCGCATGAACAGCACTGCTTCAAGACCGTTGACGTTGATACCTTCAGACAGGATGCTATGATGCATCACAACAAACTTCTTGGAGGAATCTTTGCCCCATGCATTGAGAGTGTCAAAGAACTGCTCACGATTGACCTTCTGACCATCAATCACAGCACCAGTCTTGGATGTAATCATCATCCAAGAATAGCCGCGCTGTTGCAGTTGCACACAGAAATCAGATTCTGATACCAGACCGATGATCTGTTTGGTGGTGCGAGCACAAATCAGAATCTTCTGAACACCTTGCTCGTCGATTGTCTCGATCAGATTGTCAGCATCGCGGGAGAAAATGACCTGCTTACCTTTGACCATCGGCAGTTGCTTGACAACAACCTTAGGAGGAAGAATATAACCCTGCTCCACCAGTTCAGGTGCAGGAACTTGACAGATCACCTGACCATAAACTTCAGGCATGTTCATGCCTGGTTTAGAAATGGTGGCAGAATGTTTGGGTGTGGCCGTAAAGAAATAGCAGCGGTCAGCATGAGCAGCGAAGTGCTCAGTTGCAGGGAAAAAGTTACGCTTGACGCTGTTATGTGCCTCATCGAAGTAGATCGTATCGACAGCAATTTCTGCCTCTTGAATACGATTTAGAGAGTTATAGGTGGTAAAGATCAGTTGGTGACGATTTGTAATCTTGCAAGCAACATCATGTGCTTGAATTTCAGACACTTTAGTGGTGTTGTAGTGATGAGTTTCTCCAGAGTGAACGTGCATCACTTCGGCATTAGTGATATGCTCAAGAAATTCGCTAGACAACTGACCTGCCAGCAAGATGCGCGGCGCACAGACTACAACAGTCTTAGGAGTTTGTGATTGAAACAGACGCAGAACATCATAGATCATTTTTAGGGTCTTACCGCCGCCCGTTGGCACGATAATCTGACCTTTCTTATACTTCTGCATCGCAGCAACAGCGCGGTGTTGATGTGGGCGGAGCGTGATCATGAATTGCGTTTCAATATGGCCATTATACAACAAAAAGGGGTCGCTGTGGACCCCCTGTGACGGTTCTAGAACTGGATCAAACTGTTTGGCGAGCAATTTCATCCACACGAGAGCGAACAGTCTCGTCTGCAATTTTGATGAAATCGAGATATTCATTAGAAGAATAACCGATTGCGTGATTATTATTTGTAGGAATTTTTGCTCGAAGAACCTTCAAACAATACTCATTGTAAAGTGAGATCAAACGAGCAACGTTGACTTCTTCGCCTTTGAATTTGCTATTGCCTTCAGTCAATTTTGCTTGGGTAACATTTTCTAGAAAACCATGAGACCAATCATTGCGTTTGTTATAAACATAATCCAGAAGACCAGAGATAGAATCTACATCGTTGTTTTCATCGATGTACTTGATAGAATCGCTGAAATAAGTTAGGAAAGAAGTTCCAGCAAAAGTTGCAATGCCACCAACTTCATCTTCATTCACATTTTCAGTGAATGTTTTAAGATAGCGGCTGCAGTTTGCTTCATTCAGATCGCGGGACTTGGAAATTGCGCGATATGAAGTTGCTTCATAGTTTGCTTTTGGATTTGTTTTTGCAACACCAATTTTGAACTGATCAAGATAGACAAACAGATTTTTTGCCCACTGTTCTCCAGCGTGATAAGCTGCCTTAAATCGATCATCCGTATTTTGTGACGTGCGATAGTTGCAGTCTACGTTGTGATCAGATGCTTCTCGCTGAATGATTGCATCATAATCGCTCGATTCATGGAAAGTAATCTCTGCAGGAATCAGTGCATCGGGATTGCGTTCGATTGCATAACGCTTCGTTACACGATGGTTACCTTTAGTTGCAACCAGTTTGCCATTGGGTCGTGCAAACAAAGACACGATTCCAGCAGATTTAAACGAAAATCCTTTGTGTTTTTTGAGATTTGAAGCAATGTTGCCGTAATGAATGCGTTCGACACGATTATAAGTCGAATCACCATAAACATCTTTTACGGGAACTAGAGCAACAATAGTGTCTCCAGGTTGCGGTTGAAATACTTCGACAGCTTGAGCATAAGGAAGAAAACCTTTCGGAGGAGAATCTAGGAGATCCATTCCTTCCAGTTTAGTTTTTTGTTGTTCATCGACTTTAGTTTCATAAAGTTCGACGATATTCTTGAGTGTCATGATTGTTTCGTTGTTAGTCTTGGAACGAGACGAACGTAGTCTTTGTTCGTCATGTGGCCAATATAAGCGATTTAGAAGAAGGTGTCAAGGCCACCGACCAGTTCGGGGATTGTCACAGTGTCCGTCACCTTATCACCAAGCACTCTCACAATGAGATCCAACGATCTCTGATGTGGACGGCCCTTCCATCCATACCACTTGCTTTTCTTACCCATAGAGTATGGTGGAAGCTTTCCTACGGAAAGATACTGCTCCGCAGTAAGATCGTAAATGTTATCTCCATCTTGCATCCACCAGTGAGTCTCACCACGGTAATCTACACCACTCATTGGTTGCAACTTATCAGTATCCATCAGATAGAACAATGCCTGTGTAGAGTGATAGCAATGCCCATATGTTGGATTTGTTTGATTCTCTGCACGATACCTAGGTGACAAAAGATCTGGTGTGAGATTGCGTTTAATCAATCCCATCACCAGAGCCATATTCAGTTCACAGTATCTGTACGGTTCAAAACTCAATGTACGAGTCTTGATGATTGTGTCTCCGTTATACTTGTGTCTCTCTACAGTTCTTATAGCCATCTCATCAACCCGGACAAAGGTATTCTACAGGGATTTATGAGTTTCTGTCAAGTACTCCAGATATTCTTCATAGAGCACTTCTTCCATTTCTACTGCTTGTTGTTCCCATGGTTGATCTTCATAGTCAACACCAGAGAAATCAATGCCTCTCCAATGTCTCTTACCATAACGATCTTTCAGAGCACCTTGAACATGCTGATACACATGCCAGAGTTCATGTAGAAGCGTCTTAGTATAATGTTCGGGTGTCATGAAGTTGTGCATCTCAATCTCAAATGCACGAGGACGATAGTCACAATCAGTGGCCCACACCCAACCATACACACCCTCACGA